AAGCAAATTAATACACTGGTTGATCAGAAACAATTAGATGAGCATAAGTTGGACTTATTCAACACCTTCTTATCGAATCTTTAATTTTATAAATAAATATAGTTTTAATACGGAAAAAAACGGAGAGTTAAAATGTCTCGTGGCAAAAAATTACAAGAAATGGAAGTAAAGACACAGCAATCCCGCACCGCTGTTAATGCTGGAGCAAAAGCTGGAGATCCTATGCCCAAACTTACCACTGGAGGCACCCCTGTCTCCTATGAAGATTTGGGTGGTCCTACCCCCGAAAATTCTAGACCAGACGACGATTCAAATAAGTTGAAGACTCCTGGTGGAACTCTCAAGCAAGTTCGAGACGTTGTAAACAAAGGTGCAAAAGCAGCAGACCCAATGCCTACTATGAAAAAAGAAGAAGAAGATCTCTCTACTGAAGAGACAATCGAAGAGGAAGAAGTTTCTACCGAAGAGATTGTTGCAGAAGAAGAGACTGCAGAGGAAACTGTTGCTGAGTACGACATCGAAGAGGACGTAAATGCTCTCCTCGGTGGTGAAGAACTTTCCGAAGACTTCAAAGAAAAGGCAAAAACCATCTTTGAAGCAGCAATCAATGCCAAGGTTGCTGGTATTAAAGAAGAACTGGAAGCAAAGTACGAAGAGAAGCTTGTTGAGGAAATCGAAGCAGCAAAAGAATCACTCGCTGAGCGTGTTGATTCTTATCTTGAGTACGTTGCTGACGAGTGGTTTGAAGAGAACGCACTCGCAGTTGAAACCGGTCTTAAGGCCGATATGACCGAATCATTCCTCTCTGGAATGAAGGGTCTTTTTGAAGAACATTATGTATCAATCCCTGAAGACAAGTATGATGTGCTTGAGAGCATGGTAGAAAAATTAGATGATATGGAGACAAAACTCAACGAGCAAATTGAGAAGAACATCTCCCTCAACTCCCGTCTCGCAGAGTCGGTAGCAGGTGGTGTCTTAGATCAAGTCTCTGAAGGTCTCGCGCAGACTCAGAAAGAGAAGCTCGCCTCACTTTCCGAAAGTGTAGAGTTTGAAAGTGAAGATCAATATCGTGAAAAGCTGGAAACACTCAAGGAGTCGTATTTCACCTCCAAGAAAGAGTCTTCCGCTGCTAAGACCGAAACGCTCTCTGAAGGTGTAGACCACTCTGGATCCGAGTCATACTCTGATTCAATGGCTGCATACATGAGAACCCTCGGTTCTTTTAGCAAAAATTCCTGAATTTAACATTAATTCAAACGCAAACATTACCCTTTAAAAGCAAATGTTCCAATCCGAACAGTTGCAGGAAAAGTGGGCACCTCTCCTCAACCATGAGGGTCTTGATCCAATCAAAGACAACCATAGAAGAGCTGTAACCGCAGTCCTGCTCGAAAACCAAGAGAAATTCCTCCGTGAGCAATCCTCCTTCGATCAAGGTGGAATGCTGACTGAGCAACCAACCAACAACGTAGGTAACGGTGGATTCACCGGTTCTGCTGCTGCAGCAGGTCCTACCGCTGGTTTCGACCCCGTTCTGATCTCCTTGATCAGACGCTCTATGCCTAACCTGGTCGCATATGACCTCGCAGGCGTACAACCAATGTCCGGTCCTACTGGACTCATCTTCGCAATGCGCTCCCGCTATACCAATCAGTCTGGCGACGAGGCATTCTACGACGAAGCAAACACCGCATTCGCTGGTCAGAACTCCCAGGGCAACCTGGTTAACGGTTTCACCGATAAGCCTGCTGGTCTTGGTACTAGTGGCGCACAGGTTGGTAGCAACCCTTCAGTTCTGAACCCAACTGGCACCGCTGTATCCACCGGATACAACGTCGGTCAGGGAATGAGAACCGACGACGCTGAGAAACTTGGCGAAAGCGGCAACTCCTTCAACCAGATGGCATTCTCGATCGAGAAGGTCACTGTAACCGCTAAGTCCAGAGCACTCAAAGCTGAGTACTCCTTGGAACTGGCACAAGACCTTAAGGCAATCCACGGTCTGAACGCTGAAGCAGAACTTGCTAACATTCTCTCCACTGAGATCCTTGCTGAGATCAACAGAGAAGTCATCAGAACGATCTACAAGATCGCTGAGCAAGGTGCTGTTTCTAACACCGCTACCGCTGGTGAGTTTGACCTGGACATCGACTCCAACGGACGTTGGTCTGTTGAGAAGTTCAAGGGTCTTCTGTTCCAAATCGAGAGAGATGCGAACGCAATCGCACAAAGAACTCGTCGCGGAAAGGGCAACATCATCATGTGCTCTGCTGACGTTGCGTCTGCACTGACCATGGCTGGTGTTCTCGATTACACCCCTGCACTCAACGCTAACCTTAACGTTGATGACACTGGTAACACCTTCGCTGGTGTTCTGCAAGGTAAGTATCGTGTATACATCGATCCTTATTCTGCAAACCTGGCATCTGGTAACACCGCAACCGATAGCGGCAACCAGTACTACGTTGTAGGTTATAAGGGTACTTCCCCTTATGACGCAGGTCTCTTCTACTGCCCATACGTACCTCTGCAGATGGTCCGTGCCGTTGGTCAGGATACCTTCCAACCCAAAATTGGCTTCAAGACTCGCTATGGTCTTACCGCCAACCCCTTCGCAGAAGGAACCACTCAGGGTCTGGGACGCCTCCGTGTCAACAGCAACCGCTACTACAGAAGAGTCAGAGTCAAGAACCTCATGTGATCAATTGTTCACAGACTTTTCAAAGGACCCTTCGGGGTCCTTTTTTTGTATCTAAATAAGAATGTAGAGAACTAAGTAAGATGCCTTTTCACATTAAAACACCAAGCATAATGAATCCAACCATTGGTGATGTATACTACCTAGGTGACAGCAGATGGACTGAGACTTACGATGATAGGAAAGTATATGCTAATGAGTCTGATGCTAATGCAGACAAAGCAACCACTGTTACCAAAAATGGTGTGACTTATACTCCAAAACATTTTGCTAATGCCACTGTAGTTTCTGAATAATCATGGCCAAAAGAAAAAATCCTGCGGAAAGACCAGGAACTCCAATTAGTAATAGAAACTTTTTAGCACCAACAGGATTTAAATTTTCGCTGAAAAGGTGTCCTTCCGCTGCTTTTTTCTGCAATCAAGCAAACATTCCATCATTAGATCTTGGAATTGCACAGCAAACTAGTTATCTAAAGGACCTTGATATTCCTGGTGATAAAATTGTCTTTGGTGATTTAAATCTTAGATTTTTAGTCGATGAGGATCTGTTCAATTACATGGAGATCCAAAATTGGATTAGAGGTCTTGGATATCCAGAAAAATTAAGTCAACTAAAAGATCTTGCTGAAGATGGTAAGATTAAAAGCAGATTTGGACAAGCTGGCGAAAACATATATTCAGACGCTACACTTCAAATATTGAGCAATAATCTTGTTCCTAAATTTCAAGTGATGTTTAAAGATGTATTTCCATATTCCTTATCAACTATATCTTTCGATGCAACTGATACAGATATTGACTACTTTACAGCAGAGGTAAGTTTCAAGTATACTATTTACGATATGCAAGATATGAGTGGCAATTCTTTATGATCGATCTTGATAAACTTCAAGAGATGTGGGAGAAAGATTCAAAAATTGATAGAGACAATTTACACGAAGAATCATTAGGAATCCCAACTCTCCATGCGAAGTATTTTGAAATGTACAATACAGTTTTTCTACTAAGAAAAAAAGCAGAGCAACAGAGAAAAAATATCCGACACGAACGTTACGAATACTTCAGTGGTAAAGCAGACCCTGATGTATATGTGCAGAATCCTTTTCCAAAAAAGATTCGCGACAAGGACACAATGCAGAAGTACCTTGACGCCGACGAAAAATTGTCTACAGTGTGTTTAAAGATTGATTATTACGATACAATGCTTGTTTATATCGAAAGTATACTAAAACAGATAACTAATAGAACCTATCAAATCAAGAACGCAATCGAGTTTATGAGATTCAATGCAGGATTAGGATGATGGATGACGAAGATCAGTATTATCAATTAGAACTACCGATTCAGGCAGTTCGCATTATCTACACAGGTCTTAAGCAAGCTTGCGAAAAATGGTCTGGTGGAGATCCTGTAGAGCAAGAGGATTTGCTTGCCATGAGAGATCATTTTTA